GAAACCAGGCTCCTAACGTGTCAGTTACACCTCCGGGATCTACTTGAACTCCCCCTGAAGTCCCTGTATTAGACCCCCAGGTCTCAAACGACCCACCCGCACACGGTGGGGCCCAAAGCCCCTGAGTGTAGTAAGCGGTCATTGCTAACAAATACTTACTAGCAGCGGAACTTTGTACTCTACAAGAGACTCGGCTGTTGGCAGCAATGTGGATTGGGAAGTAATGCCAACTTCCCAAAGCGAACAGGGATTGAGCCACGAGGAGGTTAGAGACAATGACCACTTCACTGCCTGCTGCCCCCACCGCCAGGTCAACTAACCAATTGGTCGGCGTGGCTATGGCCCCATCCCCACTGAAGTGAACGGCAAACCCATCAATGTCAACGGTAGCTCCCAGGGTGAACAAGGTAACATACCCCACCTTGGTATGTGGGGTAGCATGGCCTTGGATAGCAACACCTGCCGCATTGCCCTGTTTTAGGTTCATCTGAGTAGTATACTCAACTGGCATCTGAGCCATGGCTAAACCCACACAGGGACACTAATGAGAACTGCTCCGATGGCTAAAGAAATTCCCTGACCAGCAACTAAAACTACGTCACCACAGTCATCAATGAACCAACAGGTTCCAGCGACCGCAGCAGACCAGTAGCTGACGTGGCTGATAGTTTCACCGGCTGTCCCAGGAATACTTCCACTCCCGGCGCTATTGTCAATCTTACGGTACCCCGCAGCCCCCGCTGCAGCCGCCGTAAACGGAGTTACACTAATTCTTGTTGAGAGTGTAGCAACGTTAGCAAGTCCGCTAGCACCAGGGTCGCCAGTGTGGAGTTGCATGTACAAAGTGGCGGGGAGCGAGGTTCCGTTTAGGAAAGCATCCGCTCCGGGAGTAGCTAAGTCAGCCATGATTGCCCCTTACAGGAACTGGACGTCAATTTCGGTGTCAGCAGCGCCGATCGTCTTAGTCGGGCCGGTAGAAGAGTTAGACCAACAAATCCCTGTCGAGAAATACCTACCAGACTCACCAAAGTTGAGTTGCATAGATGCGCCGATCCCCAGCTTGACTGAAATGACGGGTACAGCTGTATCAGCGGGAACTGCAGTTAGGTTAAAGAACTGAATCCAGCGGGCTGCAGCATTGTCGTTGGTCACTGTGACCCGGTAAAGTTTACCTGGGGATGCTTTGATAACTCCAGAGGTTGCACTCATCGCACTAATGTTCGTGTCGGCCCAGGCTGCATTGGCTTCGTGTACGATCACATGGAAGGCTTCGCCGGCAGCACCAACCGCTACTGGGCTGTAGTCCCCGTCAGCTGATCTAGCAGTCCTTGCTAGTGACTGAACTCCCAAGATGAAGTGGCCTGTATCCCCACTAGTGTGCACTGCGTCCTCAGCTTGTGTACCACTTACCCACAAGCGACCCAGGACGTCGGTAATCAGGGGGATGTAGTCGCCAGTTGTGGTAGCCAGGGCAGCGAGCACATCCGTCCGGACCCCCAAGGCCATGATTCCCGAGTCTCCGGTAACATGAGCGGCGTCCTCAGCCTTTAACATGCCAACAGCCGAGAGTCGATTCGCTGTCAAAATCCCCTTAAGGGCTGCAATTACACTCGCCGAGGCGGTTGGGTCAGTGACAGCTGCATCCAGCTTAGCCCCTAAGTCTACCTGACCTCCCCCGTAAATCCGAACGGGTTGAAACCAAGTGCTACTCCCGTCGCCTCTATCTCCGTAGCTTGCGGAGGTGGCAATCGCTCCCGAGTCAGTATGTAGAGCAGAGCCCCATACGGTCATTGTTGTCTCACCTTCTGTAGCGTTTGCGGTAGCTGATGGTTACGGTAAATGCTGTAGCTGTCCCAGCCACCAAGTTGAAAATGACGTAGTTATTTGCGTCAGCAGTAAGGATGGGAAAAGCCCCACTCATGGTAGCAAAGGCACTCGCAGCGTCCCGGTAAGCTCCAGTTACCTGGGTGTCAGTCACTACTCCATTACTTATTCGAGGAATACTGGAATTTATGACAAGGCTAGAGAGGCTTGCAACTGTTCCAGTCCACGACAGTTGGTAACCATTCACATCCAGCGTTAAAGAAGTTATCGTCCCGTTAGTCGGGGTGATCGTGATAGTTGGGTAACAGTAAACGTCCAAGGCCGGGTCGAATGTGTTGTTGTGAGAAACAGTAGCCGAGTAGGTTATTACAGTTGTAGCAAAAGCGAGTGAGTAGGGTTGAGCCAGAAACTCGAGTGTAAAAACCCCAAATTCCCTCCACTCCTCCGGGTCGGGCGGCTCAACCAAAACTGCCTGGTAATAAACCCCGGGCTCGTCACTGATAACCAGATCATACTGACCCTCATGATCTAACCAGTCGGCGACAGCCTTGATAGCGTCTCGTCGGGGGTTGGGAGGCGCAGCAGAAAAGTCAGAAGTCTCTACAAAGCACTCCATCGTTATACTCCGCATTCCTCTCTTGTCAGAGAAGTAATTCGCCCCGTCCCGGCCAGGGATATCTAGAAAACTCCCTCGATGAACCCCCAACAGTCGCCGGGTTACGGTTCCGATACCCAGCTCCGGGATAGCAGTGATTGATGAGATGCCATTCCAGGTCACTTCCTTGGTAATACTCATCGTTGCTCCCTTCCTCTGGAAGTTTGTGATTGAGCCAAAGTTAAGGCCCTGGCCAGCTTTGTTATGTCCTCTTCGTTTCTGATGGTCGCCTGGCCAATGAGAGGCGCATTGTAGTTGTGAGTGACCCCATTGACTCCCGATGAATTAGCCGTGATGCTGGGCATCGTAGGTGTGGCGTAGTTCATGGGAATCCCGGCCCCTAAACCCTGCAAAGCTGCCACCTGACGACGTAACATACTGATACTCTTGTTACCCTGGTTCGTTATGTTAGTCATGGCCTCCTCGATAAAGGACGGAGAAGCAATACCCATCCCCTTCCTAAACCCGTTCCAGATGGACGAACCAAAGTCCTTGGCCGCGTTGAATACTCTACTCACTGCCTCTTTCAGTTTTGTGACCACAGCGACTAAAATATCCCACACCATCCCGGGGAGGCCCTTTATGACGTCAATGATGCCTTTAACGATAGCAGTCCCGAACTGCCAGGCAAGCACAGAAAACTGGCCGAGAAAACCGAGAATGGCTTGTTTTGCCATAAAGAAGAACTTCTTAACGTTGCTAGGCAGATCTTTGACCCAAGCAATAATTCCTCCCACTATAGCCCCGCCCATCAAGAAACCTAGGCTGATTAGTTGAGGCAACAAACCAACTAGGTAAACGAGAACACTGAGGAAAAAGCTTTTTATGGAAGTTAACAGCCGGAACAGGAGAGAAAGTATTCCCTTGGTCAAACCCAGGAACACTCTTGCGAAGAGACCCGGTAACGCCATTAACCCTCGAGTGATACGTCCGAGGATAAAGCCAATGTAGAAAGGAACTCGTGAGAGACCCTTAAGGATGAGTCGCCCCCCGGAAGCAACTGCTCTACCCACCATGCCGGGGAGTTCACTTATCCGAGAGAACAATTTAACCAGTTCGATGGCTATCTTCTTCAAACCGCCCCCACTGAAGAAGCCCACCAAGGATGCAAAGGCTTGGCCTAGCATCTTAATCTTGTCAACGACAAAGTTACCGACGGCCACACCAAAATCTCTGAGTCCACGACCCAGGCCGTCAATGAAGTCTCTAAACCCCTTTACCTTGAGATAAAGGGCGGCAAAGGCAACCGCCAAGGCCAGGACTAACAACACGATCCAGAAAATAGGGCTAGCGAGGAAGCTGGCACTGAGTAATGAATTCCCGGCCGCAACTGACCGAAGAAGTGCTGGGAGTCGGGCGGCTACCGTTGCTAATTCGCCCAGAACTCTTACCATGCGAACAATGTTTCCGATAGTAAGCAGAAATACCCCAGACATGACGGCCAATACGCCTACGACTCCCAAAGAGGCTACTAGGAAGGTCTGGATTGGGCCAGGCAACTTATCGAACATGAGCAACAGCCGACGACCGAAGTTAACAACATTCTTTAGCATGTTTTGGAAGGGTCCAGCTGGCCCCAACAATACAGCTTCTAATGTCGCCTTGAACCGGGCAATGGCCCCCTGCAGGTTATCAAGTCGCTTGGCTGCAACATCAGCCGCGGTGACTCGGTTAATGGCGTCGTTCATGTCAGTGAAGGCCTTTTCGCCCTGTGACAGGAGGAAAAGCACCGCAGGCATCTGCCGTACACCAAAGATAGTTCTAAGAACATCAGTTTTTTGCTTCTCGTTCAGGTGAGATACGGCCTTCCCGAGAATGTTGAAGATCGTAGTGAGGTCCTTAAGCTCACCTTTAGCAGTGTAAAACTGGTTAGCACCGTCCTTAGTGATCAGGCCTAAGTCAGTCAAAGCCTCCTTAGCGGCTTTGGTTGGGCCGGTGAAGTTTAGCATTGTTTGCCTGAGGCTTGTACCGGCCTGTGAGCCTCTAATACCCGCTTGACCCAACAGGGCGATAGTCGTAGCCAGGTCTTCTAAGTCGACGCCCAGGGCAGAAGCAACTGGGCCGGCATACCTCAAAGTAACGGCAAAATCCTGAACGTCGATGATGGAGGCGTTAGCCGCTCCAGCAATTAGATCAGTCGCTCGTTCAACCTCACTGGCGGCCAAGCCAAAGGTAGACATGGTTTGAACTACGATTTGACCGGCTTGCTCGGCACCAATATCGGCGGCTTGGGCCAGGTTAACTACAGCCTTCCCCACACCCTGAATGATGTCTTGGGCGGTGATTCCAGCCTTGGCCAGTTCTACGAAAGCCTGAGCTAGCTCGATGGGCCCAAACTTACCCTCTTTGGCTAGTGATATAGTCGACTGCTTGAGCTTCTCCATATCATCTACAGTGCCGTTAGTCACGGCCTGGATGAAGTCCATCTCTTTCTCGAACCGAGCACCAACTCCAACAATGTAACCAAACCCTTTAAGGAGGGTGGTGCCGAAATCAATCGCCGCAGCGCCAGTCTGCCGGAGAACAATGTCCGCATTCTTCAGGTCTTTAGAAGCTGACCGAACATCACTCGTGTCGATCGCAACTGACCCTCGGGCCGTCCCTAGGTTAAAAGTAGTCATTCATCACCTACCTGGTCGTAGTAGCCCTTAAAGACTTGAACCGAATCTGGTCTGGTACCTGAAGAAGCTGAAGCAGCTTAGACTGACGTTTTCTCGCTAGTTTCTTGTCATCCTTCTCGTCGATGCTGTCTAGCACGTTCGTAATGTGGGTACCCCAAGCCGCTATAGCCTCATCTAAGCAAAATGCCGAGTAGGAGTTAGTTATCCCCAGAAGGGCACTAGGCCGAGTAGCCCAAGTTTTAGCGTGCTGGAACAGATTCCAGCTGTTGGTCAAGTTCCGCACGAAACTTCTCCAGGTCGGCTGTCCCTCCGACAGCGAAGTTGAAGATAAACATCTTGTCGGCAAAGTCAACGTCGTCGACATAGAGGAAATTCCCCTGGGGACGCTTACGGAGATCGACCGGTAGTCCCCCTTCGTCAAGGATCACGGGTCTAAGCTCTGGCTCAATCACGCAGAACAAGGCCATGTTATTAACCATCTCAATCACATCTTCCAGGAGTTTGGGGTTATCTTCCAAACTCAACTGGTCTTGTGATGGAGGTTTCCCCTTGGTCATCGCCTCTTGAACAATGGGCATCAGGGTGTTGGGGACAAGCCCCTGCTTCACAAAGACCTCCAGACCGCCAGCTCGGACCAGGCAGATATTGCCGCTAGGTACTTCAAGCTCGATTCCATCAGAGACTTTGTTCTTCCAGGCCGAGGCCTGGGTAACTCCAGTAGACTGCCCCGGTGAGGGGCGACGATCATTGGTGGGCTTATCGGGAATTTTGGCCGTAGCCATCTTACTGACCTCCAAGGGTTCCGAAGAGTGGGTTGTAGTAGGTTAAGCCGCTGCGCCGGCTCGGAGCGTGGTCACAGAAGCCTGGTGACCGGCTCCTGTAGTGCTGTCGGTGATGGTCATCTCAGCCACGTTAGTCTCGGCCAGAGCCCCCTGGAATTCTACATAGAAGGGACCTCCGGTCGCACCAGTGACATCAACGTCGCCGACTGCAATGTTCGAAAGGGCCTCTAGGGCCAACTCAACAGTTGCAGCAGTGGCGTTGTAGGCGATGGTACCCGTGGTTTGACCCGAGTAGGTCAAGGTAAAGGTACCTCCAGTAGCCAGGTAAATGAGCACCATCTGGAGCTCATTGGTGCCATTGGAGATGGCATCAGTGGTCTCGTTCCAGGTGATCAAGTAGAGCTGGTCGCTCGTATTGCCGATACCTTCGCCACTGCACTTAGTGACAAAGAATTGGCCGTCTGAGAACTCACCCTCTAGGTTGTCTGTAATTTTGCACTTGTAGATGAGGACGTGCGTATCTCCGTCAACATCGTTGATTGATTGACCTTCGATCTGAAAGTAGGGACGAGCGTCCGTGACTTTCTTGAGCAAAGTCTTGGTCTGGTTTGGCGTGGCTCCGGTGTCAGTAAAAGTTCCACCGGTCATCACCTTCCACGCTTCGAGGGAAATACCCCCAGCCTCAAGATCCCACTCGACCTTAGGTCCCATACCTCGGATGGCCACTACCCTGTCATCACCTCTGAGCTCCTCAAACTCCTCAGCCTCACTAAAGCTAAGTGTCTGAGCAACTGGAAGGTCAACAGCAGTTCCGATGACGCCAGTTGAGCTCAGAGGGCTCACCTTGACATCTCGAAGACCATACGGCAGTTCAGGACTTGCTAGAGTCATACTGCCTTATCCTCCTTCTCTCGTTGGGGCTGGAGAGGCTTCTTATACCGAAGGGTCTCAACCAGCAAGCCAGTTGTTGGGTTGAAGCGGTGAAGAATAACGTTGCCAGCAACTTTCCCACACATTCTAGACTGGCAAGCGACCTCGAGAAGGCCGTTGTCCAGCAGTCGACCATGTAGGTGGAACCCGCAATGAAAATCCATCATCCGTATGCTTCCCTAGCGAATCTTCATACGCGTTGGCGATGAATTCTCGCTATTCGTAATCTCGTCGCCCTCGGAATCGCTGGAAGAGCCCTCAGGAATTGCTGGTCCCGATTGATCAAGATTCGGTGCAACAGGAGAGTTATCAGACCCGATCTGGATCTCCCGAGCCTGAATCTCATCGGGGGCCTCGAGAAGAACAAACTCTTCAGGAAGCTTTGCTACGAGCGTTTCACACGCCTCGTTCTCCATCTCAACTGTGAAGTCGTTATCACAGGAGAATACAAGATCTTCGGAAGTAGGCTCTATCCCCAAAGTGACTAGGTCACTGGGTCGAAGAACCCTGAGGTGACTGTCACTCTTGGCCAAGTATCTAACTTTCTTCATCGAGGTCTCAATTTCTGTAGAAAACTTGGATGCGGATGTACTTCATGATCGTTCCCATCTCATCATCCCGGAAGTCATCACTCGTTTCTGTCCATCGACTTCTGATGATGGGTGGATTGTTGAGAGGGGCTCGGACATCGGAGAACAAAACCTTCAACCGAGCGACTACTGTATCAATAACCAGGTAGTCACCAGGTTTATTGTGGACAAAGATCAAAAAGCTCTCAGACTCAACCTGGTCCGCATCATCGCCCCTCAGGTCGGGCCTGTCAGCAATAACTCTGAACAGGATGAAAGGCTTAAGTGTGGGAGTTTTGTCAACAGCTGTGGATCCATGGAATAGTCCAGGTACTAGGGTTGTCAGAGTCGCATCGCCAGCCATGGTAGCGTATACCCAGACTCGGCTACTCATAGAATTCGATCTCGTCCATCATGTCCTTGAGCTCTCTCATCATCTCAGGCCCCAGTGTCTCGATCGTCGGCAAGATTACGGCATACTTACCACCCCATCTAATCTCTAGCCACTTACCGTAGTCCACTGTGTGGTATAGAGAAACTATGAAATTCTCTCCCTCATGCTCAAAGTCACCAGTTAGCCCCGAACGAGCGTCTCCACTCCGGTCACTCCAAGGGGCGTTAGCCTGAGCATACTCCATCATCTGCTCAGCAAACGGTTCCAAGACATCCTCGAAGCCATCGACCATCTTGCCGTAAAAATTGGCAATGCCGGCCGCCAAAGTACTCCTGGCGTATTTATTGTTGAACTCACCTCTACGACGGAACTTCCCGCTCAGGGTATCCCTGAGGTCGTGCTTTTTTGTGGGCATGGTTATCCTCTGAACCGAATACCCGCATCTTTCCGGTCAAACCGGCGAGGGGAGATGAACTCAACAGTGTAACGGCCGGCCTTAAGCCGGTCACTGTCGATAGCCAGGAAAAAGTCGTTCACTTCGATATCCACAGCACTTAAGAAGACGAGAATGTAGTCGATGTCAACTACCTTTTCTTCTCCATAAGACTGGGGGCTATACCTATACTCCTTGGTCAGCCTGCGCTTGAAGGGTTGAAAGTAGAAAGTTTGAGCAGCTAAACTCACGTAACCGGTTTCAAGTCTTCCACCTGCGGCCGTGGTGATATACGTTGGCCGTTGTAACTGAATCTGGACCGGATCCTGGGCTATGAAACTACTCAAAAGCCGTTCTCTGACTTTGAGTTCTGAGAAGGCTGCCATCAGTAAGTATCTTCACGCTTGATGGTTCCCAAGCGGGCACGACCTCGGCCGGGAGTGGGAATGTAAGCCACGTACTGATCAACCATCC